GCCGTACTTCGGTAACTCGCTAGCTTTGGGGAACCGGCCTGGCCATACGCGGACAGTGAAGCCACGGCCTGGCAGGGTGTTGTAGATGGACTCCCGCGTCTGCGGTGTGCCCAGGTACAAGATGCGACCGTTCTTGTCGGCCACGATGGAGGTGAACTCCTTCGAGAGCGTGATGAGCTTCGCCCGCTCAGTGGCGGTGAGGCCATTTTTTGTGGTCTCGATGTCGTCGCTGATCAACAGGTCGCCACGATACCCTTGCAGGGACGAGGTGATACCCAGACAGTTCACGGATGCAGACTTATCCACACCCTTCAGGGACCAGTGCACGTCGAACTCCAGCACAGAGGTCCGGTCCCCGGCGTACTTGTCCGGGGCAAGGTATTGCAGTAGCGGCCAGTTGTGGATCAGCCCGTGCATGAGCTTGCCGTTCTCCTCGGCCTTATCCTGGGCACCGGAGATGAGGACCACACGATGTGTGGGGTCCTGCACCAGGTTCCAGAGGCCGAACAGACACGCAATGGTACTCTTGGCCTCGCCCCGCTGGGCGGCGACCATGGAGCGCTGAGGACCGTACTGCATGAACTCTGCAATATCCTCCTGCATCCAAGTCATGCTGTACCCGAGGTACTCCATTGCATCGCGGCAGAAGTCCACGAACTCCGGGTACATCTCGCGGACAAGCTGCGCCCGTTCAAACCGTTCGCGGACATCCATAGGTTATGCTCCGTACAGTGCTGCTACATCGCCCTTGGCCAGCTCCAGTTTGGTCCGTAGGCGAGTTACGTTCCCTTCACGCTTACCTTCGAGCTGACGCCGCAGTTCCTCCAGGTCGTCGCTGGAGGCGGGGTCACAGGTGATCGCGTTGTCCTTGAGGAACTTTGCAATAGCCGCCTTATCAGCAGCCGGTAATGGGATCGGTGGGTCTTGCTCCTGATACCAGCGCAGCTCGTCCAACATGAGCTGCGCCAGTGCCTCGTGGAGCTGGCCCAGTAGTTCACTGGATGCCTTCACGTGTACCTCTTAATATGTTGTTAGGTATTATCAACCGGCCTGGATGGTGTACAAGTCACACCGGTTGGGTGACGTTAATGTTCAGCCCTTCAAGCACAGAGAGCCTATGCCTGACCGTGTGAACTTCCATTTCTAGTGATCCCACGCGCGGCGGAATGCTGTTCATTTCATCTGCCATGCCCGTGCCTTGGCGGTTATTTATGATATATGTTCGCACGCTCTGCCGATCGATGCACGTTATGTACTAGTGCAACTATCAGATGCAAACGTCTCTTTGATCATGCTAAACCCTCCCAGGATCGCAGGAGAGTTTAGCATGCAGAGCCTGCGCGGCCAGAGCATGACGGTTTCCGACCAGCTGTTGCTGCGTTGTTATCCGGACCCTTAAGAGATCACAGTGTACCTGTATTCATACATTACTCTCCTCCCGAGTGCATTTGTAGGGTGAGCAGTATCGTACTGAACCCTAAAGGCTACTCCATCGGTGGTGGCATACACGTTCATGTTGTCTATAGGGTATAACCCTGTAGCCACTGTAGGGGAGTTCACCGCAATAGTCCCAGCAGCGTACTGAACCCGTGCCCCGGAGGGCAGGCTCGGGGTGATAATAGACTCCGCCTCTCCTGCGGGGGTCTCATATTGACCTACCACGGTGGTAAGCCCCCCGACAGTAGTAGTAATGGCCAGACTCGTATTCGGTGGTGTAGCCACTCCTATGCTGGCAGATGCCCCAGCTGGGTAGTATGCAGGGCTGGCGTTTAACCATGCTCCCTCCCAGACAAGGTTAAAGAACCCTTGTGCACTAGTCACTGCAACGTAAACAGCCCCTTGGGGTGTGACCTGCACAGTGTTAGCGCTGCGATTATCTACCGTTATTGCGCCTCCACTACTACGCCTCAACGATATATAAGCTCCAGACTGGACGTCCCGTAGCACTGCCTCGGAGTATACCTTGCGTGACATAGTCCCTACGTAGATAAGGTTATCTATACCGGGAGCCTGTAGGCTTGATGCTCGTGACGGCTCATTAAGTAGCTTACTAAAATACTCACGTACCGGGGGTAGGTAAATCTCGACTAGACCCACGCTGGATGGGTGGTTTATCCCGCCTCCATATTTGTTAGTGGTCCAGTCGAGCTTCCCAAACATCTCGTCGTTCCGAGTGTCTACTGCGTATCTTGGGAACTGCTGAGCAAACACTCGCGCGTTTGACACTGTTAGGGTGCTTTCCACGGAAGATTGGTTCTTGAACTCAGGGTTGCTCACGGAGTCATAGAACATAGTATTCTTGTTATACAGGACTTGCCGTCCATTTATGTACACAAATATTCCCGAGGGCAGTACAGCCACCTTGACATCTGTGTTGGTGCCTGCCTGCAGAACAAACGAATAATCAACTACCCCTTCGGAAACGCTACTCCGGTTGGGGTAGATTGTTAGCTTGCCAAAAGCGAACTGGACGATAATACTACCCACCTCCAGCGAGTAGTCAGCCCCCGCTTGGTCACTACTAACTGAAGGGTTCAAGGTGAACTCAGTGGTGTGGTAGAACGGCATCTTAGGGTGTGCCGCAGTTTGGGTCTGATATCTAGAAAGGACCGCCCCATCCAGCGGGTGAGCATCCTTCTCCATCGAGCATGACCGTGGATCAAAACCGTACCGCTTTATGTAGCTTAGGGAGGCCACGTCTACCAGAGAATATCCTTCGTGGTGGCGTGCCGCGAACCGCTGTAGTGACGCAACGTAGAACTTACTGGCGTTGTTGCTGTAGCTCCTGAAGTCCCCGAATTGGTCTGCCGTCTCAAAGTTGGGGTTTGGCGTGGTAAGTATAACCTGATCAAATGTGTTCCCTAAGTATTTGGACTGAACGTAGTCATACCACTTACTACTAAAGGCGCTCAAAAAGTTAGCAGGGGTGTGGTTCATCCCCATGGAGTGGATAACAAGGTCCGGGTCGAGGTCTAATACACAGTCCCTCCATGTCTTGCCCGGAGCAGCCCCCTCCCTGCCTGTCCATAAACCTGGGGACAGCACATCCCACGGCTGGTCTAATTCCGAGTAACTTAGCCCAGCGATGGCTCTAGTATAGAACCGTACCCGTGTACCAGTAGGGACCATACTACACAGCTCGTTGAACATCAGCTTAGATAAAGCGTTGTCCACTGCTAGGTTATCCACTCCGCTCGTGCTCTGCTCTCCGGGAGGAGGGGTAGCCGCACTGTCGTAATCAGATCCTACAGAAATAGAGTCCCCTAAAAGTACAACACGAATCTCCCTTTCTCGGTGTATAGCATTGTAGGAGCGCTCGTTACGGAATAATCCTGCTGTAATAACTGAGGGGTAGGTCTTGTCGGAAGTCTTTTCTGCAGGCATCCTCTGTAGGGCGTTGTCCAGCGAAGTACCTACTATCTCCCCTTCTCCCGAAAAGGTTACACGATTGTATGCATAGTCCAACGTCCCAGAAACAGTTATATCACCGGTGTCCAGGATAATTTCGGTGATGTCCTCGCTGACAACCCTATCCTTCAGGGTGCCGTTAAAAAGCGCTGTGTAATCGTTGCCGCCGACCAGACCAAGCTGCGATGCTGTTAGGCCATGGTTGCGGTCTATCCATTTCTGCAGCGTACCCTCACCATGCACGCCAACCAACGCAGCACCCTTGTCAGGGTCGGCAAGGTCTTGCCGCAGCACGTCATCCTGACTAAACAGAACAAACAAACCTTCGTCAGCACCAACCCATGTGCCGGTAGTGGTAAACGGGATTGAGCTAGGCGCAGGCCTATAGAATAACCCACCACGAGCCATGTATTCGTTGTAGCGGGTGAACTCTATGCCACTTGCGTAGTTGCCTAGTGATACGAAACCTGTATCCCCTACGAGTTCCGCAGTACGCTCTGCCAGGGCCAGAGCCGCCGCAGCGGTCCCTGCGGTCTCGTTCACTGCCTCCTGTGCAACGTACAGGAACTGCTTGTTGTTCTCGTCGATGAAGCGTGGGAGGAGGGGTACGCCGTTCTCGAACTCATGTCGAGGCGTAAACGCCTCGGTGCTGCGCTGTACACGGATTGCGGCCCCACTCGCTGGGACCGTCGCCAGTTGAACCCAACCTACCGAGATGAATGTGAAATCTGCCGGGGCACCGTCCACAGTCACAAACACCTCTTGCTGCTTCTGGTACGGGAAGGTGACTTGGAACGTATCCTCTACACCGTCGCCTACGTAATCGGCCCATGTACTGGGTGTTTGTGCCATAGTTGTTACTCCTTCAATGCGTTCTGTAGTAATGCAGTTCCCGGAAACACGCCCACGAATGGAAGCGCAGTACGAGCAGCCTGCATGTAATCTGCGAGGGCCTCAGAGCCTTCGCCTTGGAGCAAGTGCCCCGTCCCCTGCACAATACTGCCAGGGGCGTTAGCCAGGCCGAGCACGGGGGCCGAGAGCCCACCACGCCCACCAGTCAGGCCGACGATACCGGCAGCGTCGCCTATGAAGCCGATACCCGCTGTGTAACCGAGGGCTTTGCCTGCCAGGTCCATGAGGCCAGCCTCGGACTCCAGGTCCACTGACTCTCCCTTACGCAGCTCGTTTGCAGCCACCATCATCATGGTGAGTGGGTACTGGTACGCCAGGAGCGCCGCCAACCCGGTGTACCCCGAGTTCTGGATGGTGCCCCGCAGTAGCTTATTGTGCGCGAAGCTCACGAAGCTACGGAACTGGCCCAGAATCTGGCCGAGCTGGCTACGGGCAAAGCTGCTACCCTGACCGGACCTGCCGTACAGGATCGTGTCGTCCATGATCCGGGCGCCGACGTTCAGGGCAGCATCGACCGCATCCTGCGGCCAACCGTCCCAGTTCATACTCTTGACGTTCTTTCCCTTGAACTCGGCGTTGTCGTCGATGGCCTTCTTGATCTTGCCCCAGGCCGTGTCGTCTAAGCCGTACTCGCGCAGCATTTGCAAAGCCTTGCGGTCGCCCTTAGCAGCCCTGCCGATGGTGTTCATGGTGAGGTTGGCGTTCATGCGGACCTGGTGCGTGTGCACGAACTTCATGCCGTTCAGGATCGGAGTGGCCTGGCTGCCCAGGTACAGCACGCGATCCAATAAGGTATCCCTGGCGGTGAGATTAGCCTCGTACTGCCGAAGCCAGGGGCGCACGCGGACATCGCGGGCGAGGTCCAGACCAACCACAGAGGTCAGCTCGTCGTACAGGTCAGGGTCCCGTCCGACTTTACGTAGGTAGCCAGCAACTCCTGGGAACTGCTTGAAGAACTCCGCTGTGGTACGAGCAGCCCCATGACGGTATGCTAAGGTGCCATACTCAGCCACCTGCCACAGCCCGGAGGCTGCCAGCATAGTGCTCTGCGCAAGGCTTTTGGCCCGTTGAGCAGTTACGCCCAGGACAGTCCCCTCCGGGCGGTTGCCGGTGAAGTCTGACATCAGGTGATCGAACTGCAACATGCGGTCCTGGATGTCGGCATCCGTGAGTTTTGCGTTCACCAGGGTATCGTAGTACCGCCCACGAAGGGCCTGTATACTTGCATCATCGCCACCCACACCGGCTGCTGCCAGCGCAGAACGACCTGCCATTTGCTGGTTGTAGTTCTCAGCCAGGCGGCTCAGGTCCGTGTCGATCATATCCAACATCGAGATGACCTTGCCGCTTGGCGTGACCACCTTCACAGTCATGTCGAGGGGTAGTCGGGCCTTGCTGTACTTGGACTTACCAGCCTCATCAAGGTTCTGCTCGATACGCCCCATGATACTCTTGATTGTGGCGTCGTCTGTACCAGCCTCCACGAGCATGGTGCGGATTGCATCCGTGTCCGTCTTACCTAAGGCACCCATGAACTCTGGGCGGAGTCCAGCCGCCTTAGACTTCGCACGGGTCAGGATGGCTGTACTGATGAGACGGGCCTCCTTCTTGGTCAACCGTAGACCCAACCGAACGCTCTCGGTCAGCATATTCTTGACCGCTTTCTGCCCGTGCTCCACCTCTAGGCCACGAATCTTCGACTCGTTCCAGGAACGGTGGAAGTAGCCAGGGTGGGGGCTAAAATCCTCAAAGCCGGCGAGTCCTTGGCGCTTGGCCAGCTCGGCCCCCTGGGTCATCATGGCCTCGTACTCATCTGCTAGGCGCTTGATGTCTGGGTCTAAGCGGACCTCGGACACCGCACCGAAGCGGTTGAACTCTGTGTTGCGCCTTGCCAGCTCCTCGGCTACCTTGTACTCCAACGCATCCCGCGCTTCGCCGTAACGACCGCTGACATCCATCTTGATACTGAATATGCCGAACCCCTCGCGCTGCCTGATCGTGCGCTCAAGGCTTTCGGTCCAACGTACGTGTGCACCGTCAAGGATGTTCAAGTTCACCCGAAAGATGCTAACGGCGTTGTCGTTGGTCAGGATACCGGCACGCCGTACCGGGTCGTCCACCACATTGGCCAGCAGTGCTGCTGATTCAGCGGAGGGGGAGATGAGCTTGTCAGTCTCTGAGAGGAGGTTCGTCAGCCAGGAGAACATGCCTCCAGGTGCGCCTGGAGTCCCTGCTTGGGAACGTAGGTCCGTGCCAGAGTCTAGCGGTGGGGAGGGTTGCAGGGTGTCGCGCAGCCCGCGCTGTAGCTCTTGGATTTGCTCTGGGTAGAAGGCCACCACTTGCGCCGGGGTGCTGGTATCCGTACCCCGTACAATGATCCCATCATAACCCGCCCGCTCCAAGAGCTGTATATCAAGGTCGTCAAGTCTCTCCGGGTTGATTGCGACAGAGAGCTTACCTGCCCTGGCCGCCTCTTCTGCAGCGGCGACCTCATCACCAACCCAGCTGGCCCTACTCTTATTATAAGCGCTAAAGAGGTCAGCGGGTAGTGGTACGTGTACGACTGCCGTGGGCTTATCTTCCATCCAGGATTTCTTGCCAGAGACAGCGATAGCGGGGTTCTTAAACTTCAAATCGGCTTCAATGACCTTTCTGCCGAAGACTGTTGTGGTTTCGTCGGCAATGTCCTCGGTGAAGTAGAACCCGCGTGTACCGGCGAACGATACGCCTAGCTTGTTCTTCTGGTTACGGAAGGGGCCTTGGATGTCTTCCGTAGTGAAGTGGTACCCGCGAACAGTTGTGCCTGTATCGCCGACAGTCCTCTGCAACTCATCCAAGCCACGGCCACCTACCAGGGCGAACGCCCCAGCAGTCACGCCGAAGTTAATAGCGTAATCCAAGACCTCATAATCCTTGCCGGCGTAATCCGCCATAGCAGACACCGCAACAGCAGAACCTCCGCCTGCGATAGCAGAGGTCAACCGCCCCATCTTCGCCACCCTGGTAAAGCCGTAGGTCGCCACGTCCGACATGAAGGTCAGCGGATCGACCATACCAGTTGTGAAGGCGATGACACCGTGCCGAGCCAAGACGGCCTCGCGGGCCTCCTTATCGGCGATGGAGGTAGCGATCCAGCTCGCCTCCTCGGAGGACGTGGCCTTGGACAGAGCAGTGAGGTTGTTGTCGTTGTCCTGGATACCGTGGGCGCGGATGATGTCGCCGTACTCTCGCTTGATGTCGAAGTTCGGGTCGTGACGCGGGAACATCTCGTCCCGGTCCTCCAAGTACGCCCGTAGCAAGTACGCGGTCTCGGTCTCTTGTAGACCGGCCTGCCACGTATCCCAAGTGCTGCGCTTGTCGTCAGCAATGGCCATCTCTAGCGGTTGAGCACGAAGCAGTTGCTCGCGCTCTGCAATCTGTCCAGCCAGGCCCTGGTCCACTGGGGACCAGTCCTGGGTGAGGGAGGTGGCCGCACCCTCGTTCACTTGCGCGAACTCCTCCGGGGAGAGTTGAATCTTCGGTGGTGTGGGATTGGCCATGTAGCCTCCGTTAGTTTCCGTAGAAGTGCCCCTTCATCTTCGTGATGAAATACTCGGCACGGTCTGGGGTTTGCTTATACCACTTGGACTTCCGCACCTGCTTCTCGAAGGTGGTGAAGTCCTTGTTGCGAATTGCCTCGAAGGTCTTCTCGAACCCTCGCGCACCTTGCGGACCAAGCTGATACACGGCACTGCCAAGGGCCAGCTTCGACCACACGGCAGTGACACCCAGCTCTTTAGCGATGCGCTCACCCTCCAGCAGTGCCTTGTCGGAACTATCGAGGAATGCCAACTCGGCTTCTTCACGGGTGATTGTGTCGCCCACCTTCATGCGCCCAGTGACGTTCTCGCCGACACCTACAGCTACCCCATTGCGGTCCTTGTACGCGGTGAGGCGAATGCCTTCCTGCTGTACCAGATCGCGGCGCCACTGCAACACAGCATCCGGTCGAATGCTCGTACTGGTGCGGCCCGAGATACTCAGCTCGATATCGCCGTGCTTAACCACCTCCCCCGCATAGGCGCGGTTGGCCTTGCCGACAGTCTCGTCGATCTGCTTGTCGATCTGCTGACTGACGCGTTGCCAGTTCACCAGCTCGGGTTCTGCGGGAACGCCATCGGAATCCACTTCCGTCGTCCACACCCCCGCACCGTCCGTGTAGAACTCCCGTTGGAATCCTTTTGCAGAGGGCGGGTACAGCTCCACCAACGCAGCCGACACCCGATCTTTTGTGGCTCGGGGGTTATCTACTAGTCGTTCTAGTGCGACATTTCTGGGAAGCACTACCCGCGTGGTCTTGCTGCCCTTGGGACTTACCTCAATGGTGCGCTCCTGAACCCTGGCAGTTGCCAGTTTCGCAAGCGCACTGGGCGACAACCCAGCGTACTGGGGCTGTCGGGCCAGGGCTGCCGCCTCCATGGTAGTCTGCGACCGCAACGTCTCGAACGCTTGGCCCTCGTTCCTGGTTCTGCTACCTTCAGTGACGAGTCCCCAGAGCTGGGCGAACTTGCCGGTCTGAATCTCCGACTGCACCGCCTCCTCCCGCTTACGGGTCTGCGCCTGCCGGGAGGGT